TCCGATTGCATTATAAACCTCTTTCATTACCAACACAGGATGTTTGTTTTATTCTTAAGAGTCAGCAACTAGAGAAACTAAAGAAAGCATCATATGTTTATGCTTTACCTGATATCTCTGCTATTGGAGAAGATGGTGTTGTTAAACTAGTTGCAAGAGATAAGAAGAATGATACATCAAATGATTTCTCAATTGTAGTTGGTGAAACAGATAAGAAGTTTACATTTAATTTTAAAGAAGAAAACTTGAAGATTATACCTGGTACATATAATGTTGTTGTCTCTTCAAAACTTTTGTCTAAGTTTACAAGTGAAGATTATGACTTAACTTACTACATAGCATTAGAACCTGATTCTACTTTTGAATAATGAAACTTTTACTTGCATCACTTATAGCACTCACACCTGTTTCAGCAAGTGCTGATGATGTTATAAGATGGGAAACAACAAGTCAAACCTGTTGGAGAAGTGTATATAGAGAAGAATATACACCTGGTACAAGGAAAAATCCTGGTTATGTAACATCATGGGAAGAGGATATTCAAGTTCCTTGTGAGAATAGAAGGACAGGAACTATACAACAAACTATACAACAAGATGATAATGATTGTACAGATGGAAAAGTTGCTGGTGCAGTTTTAGGTGGTGGACTTGGTGCTGCTGTATCAAGAGGAGAAGGTAGATGGTGGGCAATTCCACTAGGTGCAGTTGTAGGTAGTAAGATTGGATGTGATGCTGCTGGAGGTTAATCAATGAATAACATAGGATTAGAAGTTGTATTTTGGACAGTGCTATCAGTATATTTGTTAGCAAAAACAGGAGTGTTTAAAAAATCTAATAAAAAAAGTTATTCTAGAAGGAAAAGAAAGAAATGAAATGTGCTAGTGAAAAATGGAAAGAAGTATTTGTTTTAAATAAATTGTCATTTGAAGCATTAGATGGTTCACGTAGATCAGATAGTGAGATACCAATTATTATTGCTAAAAATGTTCTTAAATATCCAGAACAGGTTAGAGAATTTTTAGAAAATGGTTATTGGTGGAACAATGGTGGTGGTGATGAAGAATGTGCTAGACCAGGAAAGTCTTTTGATTTTGGACCAAATATTGATATGTACTTTAATCCATTAGGTGATCAACTTAGAGAATTTTATGATGTAGAAGAGGTATTACCAATAGAGATATATGGAAATTGTCTGAATGGTAATATGGATTTGTACACTGTAATGTCTTATGTTCCTCATGTTGATACTTTTCCAGGTGATGATCAAAATGAAAATCCATTAAATGATGCTGCTTTTAATATTAATTTGACAAAATCAGATAAAGTTAAAACTGCTTTTTATTCTTTTAATGATAAAATGTCAATATGTGAGTTTACTGAAAAAGATTATGATGATCTTAGGATTATCACTGATAAACATCATTCTATGAAACCTGAAAAATGGAAAGAACTAGAAGATGTTTATGAAAATTATAAACTTGAATATGTTGCAGATATTGAGTATAATAGTATGATATTATATCCTAGTCATTACTGGCATAATGCTTATATAAAAGAAGATTGGTTTACTGATAAAGATAGAATAACCTTTACTGGATTTTTTGAACTTATAAAATGATTATTCCACATCTCACATTAGATCCTGATTATACCTTTGGTGTATCAATTGCAGTGATTACAATTATGTTAGCAGGTTATGGTGTTTATAAAGGATTTTTTGCTAATGATGGATTAGCAGATCCTTGGGATGATCATGATGACTAATTTAATTGAAAAGAATGATCCTAGATATTTTTCACAAACAAGTGATAAACTCTATGATAGACATAACTATAAGATAGTTTCCTCAAGTAAAACTTTTATTGTGGAGTCTTGGCAAGAGGTTCAAGAGTGGTGGTGGAACAATTGTAATTCATTAAATTTTGATGCAGTTGTACATGTTGTTAATAAACCAAGAAAAAAATCTAAGGGGTTTTAATGAAACATATATTATTTGATTTGAAAGATTGTCCATCTGAATTATTAGATAATGAGGAACATATTAGAATGAGTCTATATGTTGCAGCAAAAGTTTCTAATTCAGAACTACTTAATATCAATGCACATAAATTTAAACCACAGGGGGTAACAGGTCTAGCAATGCTTGCAGATAGTCATATTAGTATTCATACTTGGCCAGAAAAGAATATTGCAAAGTGTGACATTTTTACCTGTGGAGAGAAATGTTTACCTGAGTTAGCAGTACAATATTTAACAGAGGCTTTTAAAGCTGTTGAATCTACTTCTCAAGAATATGAAAGAATTTGATTATGGACTTGATTACAAAACCATTGATTTTACAATTAAAGAAAATCGCAAACTTTATCGCATTGGAAGGGGGGAACAAGGAGTGTTACTGGTACGCCCTTACACTAACGATATATGCACTCATTGGAGATTTGTAAATGAGATATTGCTCGCAAATCTGCTAATAAAATCTACTCCATGTTTTGTGACTATAAGGAGCAACAGGACTTCATTGGAATGGATATGGCAAGGAAGTTTCTTGAAATGGGATTTACTCGCTCCCGTCGGTATGCAAATCATCCTAGTGGAAAGAAGTACGCTAGAGATGGTTCCATATCACCGCAGTCGCCAACCGCACTACACTGTGAAAAGTCCCGTGCTGCAACTGTTTTCAAAAAAGTAAGAGATAAGGCTGCATATGATGAAAAGTATGTTATAATGAGAAAAGAATGGAGGGCATCTGAATGAACATTTTTGTAACTGATCCATCACCAACAGTATCAGCACAATCATTACCTGATAAACACATTGTCAAGATGCCATTAGAATCTTGTCAAATGCTTGCCATAGTCTGTTCTGAGAAATGGGGACATGGTTATGGTGAATTACATAAGAAAGATGGTACAGCATATTTTACAGAGAAAGGTGCTTTTAGAAACCATCCTTGCACTGTCTGGGCAAATGAAACTAACATTAATGCATGGTGGTTAGTTGCACATGCAATGGCACTTTGTGAAGAGTATACTCACAGATATGGTAAAGTTCATAGTTGTGAGAAAGCTGTACTAGAAGCAGGTAATCTTATTCCATTTACTGTAGATAGACCAAAATCATTTGCATTTGCAGGACCTGATGAGTTTAAGTATGATACAAGCATTGACATCTTCACTGCTTACAAGTATTATATAAGGTCTAAACCATGGGTCTCATCAAATTATCTGCGTGACCCTTCAAGAAAACCAAGTTGGTTATAATTAATGAGTGACTTTATATGGGTTGAAAAATACAGACCCAAAAAGATTGAAGAATGTATTCTACCACAAGGTATCAAAGATACTTTTTTACAATTTCTTAAACAAGGAGAGATTCCTAATCTCTTACTATCAGGTCCTGCAGGTTGTGGTAAGACTACAGTAGCAAAAGCATTATGCCATGAATTAGGTGTAGATTATTATGTTATTAATGGATCTGATGAGGGAAGATTTTTAGACACAGTTAGGAACAATGCCAAGAACTTCGCATCTACAGTCTCTCTTACAAGTGACTCAAAACATAAAGTCATCATCATTGATGAAGCAGACAATACCACTTCCGATGTACAGCTCCTTCTCAGAGCGTCTATTGAGGAGTTCTCCAAAAACTGCAGGTTTATTTTTACGTGTAACTACAAAAACAAAATTATCGACCCTTTACATAGTAGGTGTACTGTTGTTGATTTCTCGATTAACAAAAAAGACAAACCAACAATAGCAGCACAGTTCTTTTCAAGATTAACTTATATCTTGGAAGAAGAGAAAGTAGACACTGATAAAAAAGTTGTTGCACAACTTATTAACAAACATTTTCCTGATTGGAGGAGAGTGTTAAATGAGTGTCAAAGATACTCTGTAAGTGGTAAAATAGATAGTGGTATACTGGTTACATTTTCAGATGTATCTGTATCTGAACTAATGAAGAATTTGAAGACAAAAAATTTTGCAGAGGTTCGTAAATGGTGCGTTGATAATCTTGATAATGATTCTGGTGTATTGATGAGAAGAATATACGATTCTTTGTATGAAGTTCTTGTCCCAACTACTATTCCTGCTGCTGTATTGATTATTGCAAAATATCAATATCAAATTGCGTTCGTCGCAGACCAAGAGATTAATCTTCTCGCTTGTTTAACTGAAATTATGGTGGAGTGTGAATTCAAATGATTAAATCTTTTGGTTTATTGATTTTAAGATTATCAATCGGAACGATGTTAATACATCATGGATATGAAAAAACAGCAGACATCGAAAATTTTGCAAATGCTTTTGTAAGACCTCTTGGATTACCATTTCCAATTTTCTTATCATATATTGCAGCATACTCTGAAATATATGGTAGTTGGTTAATAATCTTTGGATTGCTTACAAGACTTGGTGCATTATCTATTGTTGGAACAATATCAGTTGCAATATATCATGCAGTTGCTACATCGGGTTTTAATATTTACTTACTCGAACTTCTAATACTATACTTTGGTGGTTCATTCTGTATCCTTTGTTATGGTGGAGGAGACTTTGCACTTGACATATTTCTAAGAAAGTTTAGAATAAAATTCAATAGACCACATTTACCTTTTGAATAATGTTTAAAAATTATTATGACTAAATCAACTTTTGCTAAAACTAAAGCACAAATAAAATCTTATCAGTATTATATTTTCTGGGGTGCTTGCACTGTCGCAGTAATGGCAGGACAAATTTTTGTTGGTGCAGGATATCAGTCAATGTCTAATTCAGTAAAAGACCTTACTGAATTAATTGAAATTAAAATGGAATGGGATGAATTAAATAAAGGTAGAAATAGATCACCTTATATGCCGATGAGTAATTAATGTCTCTAAAATCTTTTAAAACACCACTTCGTTATCCTGGTGGCAAGTCTCGTGCTTGCAAAAAGATGGATCCATTTTTTCCAGACCTTAGAGATTATGATGCATACTACGAACCATTTTTAGGTGGTGGTAGTGTGGCATTACATATTACAAAAAAATATCCTAAGCTGAAGATTATTGTTAATGATTTGTATGAACCATTATACAATTTTTGGTTACGTTTACAAGTTGATGGAGACTATGTTCATAGCCAATTGCAACAATTAAAATCAAGATTTCCTGACCGTGGTTCTGCGAGAGGATTATTTGAGGATGCAAAAGAAAAATTATATAACTTAGATATATCAGACAAAGACCGTGCAGTTTGTTTTTATATTATAAACAAATGTTCTTTTAGTGGTCTTACAGAATCATCATCATTTTCAGAACAAGCGAGTGATGCAAACTTCTCAATGAGAGGTATTGATAAGTTACCAGTTTATAGTAAGTTGATTAAAGATTGGTATATTACGAACGTTGATTATCGTCATTTGTTAGGAGATGGAGAAAAAACATTCGTGTACCTTGATCCACCATACGATATTAAGGATAATTTGTATGGTAGAAAGGGTTCAATGCATAAAAAGTTTGACCACGATAATTTTGCAAAAGCTTGTGAAATATATAATTCTGAAATGCTTATAAGTTACAATTCAGACCAATTAGTAAAAGACAGATTTAAAGATTGGAATTGTGCTGAATTTGATTTGACATATACAATGCGTTCTGTCGGAGAGTATATGAGAAATCAAAAAATAAGAAAAGAGTTACTTCTCTTTAATTACAACATAGGAGTATTTTAATGGACGAAAGACCATCAGACATGTATCAAGACATGGTGAAACTTAATATGCTCTATGAAGAGATGTGTTGGGATAATGAGGATATAATAGAATTTTATCCTGACTATGATAGCAATACAATTATTATAAGAAACAAAACTATGGATGAGGAACAAATTAGCGGATAGTATGTCAGAATTTATTCAACGTCACATCGGTCCTTCTGAGGATGATCAAAGAAAAATGTTATCTGACCTTGGTGTTACAACTATTGATGAACTCGTAAGACAGATAGTTCCAGATTCAATTTTACTTCGTGGTGACAGCAATTTGCCAGAAGGATGTAGCGAACAAGAAGCACTTACGGAATTAAAA